CGCGGAACCTAAACTTAACAGTTGAGGTCGCAAGATTTCGGTCGTGAAAATCATTTCATTACAGCCAGTCTTCATCATGAGAAGATTGCGCAACCCTTTAGCTGGTTACATCTACACAGGATTCAACGCGGATCTTGAAGAGACAAATCAGCGCCACACAAACGTTATTCGACGGGAAACCGCCGTAACGTACAGAGATGAGTTTGCATTGCAAGCCATCCAAGATCTGGATTACAGACAGTATGAGCAACATTTACAAGGTTGGTCACGTAGTTACTATACTCCTGAGAAGCATCAGGAAGCAATTATGCAATATGCCTATCCAGACATACCAGTTCAAGCCATTAAAATGGACGTATACAACGATTGTATCGCCCAGGTTCAGAACGAATTTCGTAGCCTTCCAAACGTGAGGGCCTATAGCGTATTAACCCAATTAGATTTGGTAAAATACAAGTCATCATCGGCGGCCGGTTACGGATACCAAGGTACGAAAGGAATCCCAGGTGAGTTAAATCACACTAGGGCTATTTCCCGAGCCAAGGCGATATTATGGTCAGCCATCGCAGCAGACGGTGAAGGCATCGAACATGTCATCAAGACTTCAACGCCAGACATAGGCTATACACGTACCCAGCTTACAGATCTCACTGAGAAGACGAAAGTCAGACAAGTATGGGGTAGAGCTTTTCATTACATCCTCCTAGAAGGATTGGTCGCAGACCCATTCATTCAGGCGGTTATGGAGAACAATACATTCATCCATGCTGGACGAGATCCAACATTAAGCGTGCCACAATTGCTATCGCAAGTAGCGGAAACATGCGACTGGATATATTCATTAGATTGGAAACAGTTTGATGCAACAGTTAGTAGATTCGAAATCGAGTCAGCTTTCTCAATTATCAAGTCCAAGACGATCTTCCCTGATAGAGAAACGGAAGATGCTTTTGAGATAACTAAACAGTTATTCATTCATAAGAAAGTCGCCGCACCAGACGGTAAGATATATTTTGCGCACAAAGGAATTCCATCAGGAAGTTATTACACTTCACTAGTCGGATCTATTGTTAATAGACTCAGAATTGAGTATCTATTCAGACTAATCCTAGGACGAGGTCCAAAGATTTGTCATACATTAGGAGACGATTCACTAGTAGGTGATGACGAGTTGACGGTCCCAACAACATTTGGCGTTATCGCTAATCACATTGGTTGGTACTTCAACACTGAAAAGACGGAGTACTCGAGAATACCGGAGATGGTCACATTTCTAGGTCGATCCTACAAAGGTGGACTCAACGTACGTGATCTTAAACGATGTTTGAGGTTACTAGTCTTTCCTGAATATCCTGTTACGACAGGACGAATTTCAGCATATAGAGCTAAATCGATCGCAGAAGATTGCGGACACATCAGTGATCTACTAAATCGAGTAGCAGCTAGATTAAAGCGTCAGTACGGACTCGCTTCTGAAGAAGAAGTTCCCATCTATTTTAAGCGTTATTTACCTTTCATGTAATTTTACATTTAAGTTATTTATGTTTTAATAATAAGAC